GCCTTCGCCTCATTGAGCACATCCGGCCCCGCGCCCAGAACATCCACCACTGTAAGCCGCAAACCAGAATAACCCGCTTGGACAGGCAGAATGACCCACTTTACACGCCTGCGAGCCTCCGCCGCGCACCGCTCCAGAGCCTCTAAAGCGCGATTTGAAAGACTTTTAAGGCCGTTCTCAGCCCCATTTGCCCTCCGGGCAGGGCTTTCCAGCCAGCCAGAGCAAGGGATGAGAGCACCGGCAGCGTACGCTGTCACAAAGCCCCCGGCCATCCCGGGCGCGCTCGTTCCATAGATCGCAGCCCCGGCAGGCGTCCAGACGGGCGCGGAAGATCTCTTCGCTTATCACCGCCCCCTCAGCATTCAGAGCAGCCGTGGCAGGGCCATAGCCACCCTCCAGCGCGGCAATAGACGGCTCTAGGACCGTCGCAGCCTTCCTCCGCTGCAGTTGTGCCAGGCGCACTGCCAGCTCAGGACACAGCAGCGCCGCAGCGGGATCCAGCTCAGCATGGCCAGGCTCGCACACCAGCGCTGTGCCATCCCACATCACCGTGGCAGCTGGTGCGGCATAGCGGCCAGGCGCAGACCTCCACTTCCGCAGCCAGAGCCGCGCCAGATCCATGTCGGAGATCACCGTCATGATTCCACCTTCACATCAAAGCTCACATCGCAGGCCGGTGCCGTGGTTGCCCCCGTGCCGTCAAAGGCCAGCACCAGCAGCATCCCGCAGCCGACTTTAAAGGTCACATCATCATCGCCTTCCAGCCCGGTGCTATCACAGGCCACACCGCCAGAGCCGCTCACCAGGCTGATGGAAGGCTGCACAGAAAGAGTCACTCCATCCCGCAGCGTCAGCTGTGAACTTGCCACAGGCAAACCCGTTGGACCGCCCGTGCCAGCCGCTGTCACGTGCAGCTGCCCGCACCCGCTGAATTTCAGGCTGCATGAGGCATAGGGGTCGATCTCCGCTTCCGGGTCTCCCCCAGGACAAAAACGCCCCGGTGGAAAATGAATGTCGAGGGTGCCGTGCGTCGCTGTGATGGCCGTCCACGTCGCTGTAGCCCCACCGCCCTGGACGATGTTCGGGGTCAGCACCGTGAGGTCGATGCACTTCCCCAGCCTCATACCTCTGTCACCGCCCCCCGCAGCACTTTCGCGGTGGTCGTGATCGGTTCCCCGCCATCATCCACATCGCAGCCTTCGGTAGCCTGGAAGCTGATCGCCTCCCCAGCCTGCACCTCGACGGTCACGGTGCCGCCTGCACCGTCATTCAGATGCATGCCGCCTGAGGCGCTCAGATCCGCTGAGGCACCCCCTGCTGTCACCTGTGCCACACCACCGCTGGCAGATGCTGTCAGAGTATCACCATCAGCAGTCACAGTCAGACCATCCGGGATCGTCAGCTCCAGGCTTCCGCCAGATTGCGTCAGTGTCACACCCGTGACTTCGTACACCGCCGTCTTGCCAGATGAGGCGATCACCATCTGCTCATCCGTCACAGACATCGTCTTCCCGCTGCCATTGTCATGCAGCAGCTGCAGCAGGTTCAGCGTGGTTTCTCCCGTGCCATCGCTGATCACCAGCCCTGTGCCTGGCTTGAGCTGCACCGTCAGCCCGTCTTGAGTCATCAGCAGCCCGTCCGCAGCCGAAAGCGTGATGCTGAATCCATCCTCACCCGTGATGGTCAGTATGCCAGCCTTGAGCTGCGCAGTCATCGTCTCTGTGATCAGCTTCAGACCATCAGCCACACTCAGCTCCGCAGTGTCAGTTTCGCCGCTCTTGAGGCTTTGTTTGCTAGGCGTGCTCGTGTTGCTCTTGGCAGCCGTCGTATTCTGCACCGTCTGCTTGCCCGGAGTCGTCACCACCTCGTCACCGCTGCTGGTGTTCTTGTTGCTGATGGTCGGGCCAGCTTCCGCCTTCATGTCAGTCAGGTGGACGGCAGTCGATGTCGTGATCTTGATCGTCTGCTCCCCATACGACACGTTTGATTTGACCGATCCCGGTCCCACCAAATCATCAAGCTCAGCCGGGTCAGGAGTGGTCGATGGCACTTCGCCCATCGCCTGCTGGTCCAGATCCGTCGCCACCACCGTGCGCAGTCGGCTCATCGGCAGCAGGCTCGCATATTCTTCGATGCCCAGATGCTCCGCAGCACCCGTCTGGATCGTGGTCGTGCCGGTGTCGATGTCCCGCGTCAATGAATGCACCTGCGTGTTCATGTCAGCCCACTCAGTCAGGCCGCCCGTCACATTGATCACATCGCCCAGGGCCACCGCCTCATCACACTCACTTTTCACCAGTTTAAAGGTGCCGTCGTATTGCGGCATACTCCAGGCAGCCAGCAGTTTCTCAGCCACACCCGGAGTCACATAGCTGCCCGTCGTGATCTGCGGGATCACACCATTGTAGATCGTGGATGCCTCGGAGATCACCTGCGTGTAGTTGCCTCTCAGCTTCGTCACCGGCATCAGCAGTTTCACCGTGCGCCGTTCCTTGATCTCCGTGGTGGTGATCGGCGAGGCACTGGCATCTTCCGTCTTGTTGGTTGTCACCGTCAGGTGGCCTGTCACCACCCCCATGCGCGTGTTGGCACTGAGTCGGCTCTTCGGCATGCCACCTTCCAGCCACTGCCGGTCACATCCACCCAGATCATCTTTGCCTGCGTTCTCCGGCGCATTGATCGCAAACTCCAGTCCTGGCGAAGTACTCTCCACCACGATGTCCGCCGCCGCTGCCGCGCCCGTGTCACCGTATTGAAACCACCACTCCCGCGTCATGGTGATCGCTTCACTCTCCACCGTGTAGTCGCGCGTCTGCGCAGGGATCACTGTGGGTGCCGTCACAGCAGCACCCCGGGCATTGCCGCCGCAGTCGATCACCGCCTTCAGCAGCCGCGTGCCTGTCGTCTCGCCCGCATCGTCCACCGTCCTTGTCACCTGCCCTTCCGCATTGAGTCCTACGTACGTGATCTTGATGCCACGCACCACGAGGTCACTGCGCTTCTTAAATTTTCTCTCCACGATCACACCATTGTCAGCAAATGAATACGTGCGCGCAGTCGCCTCAGCGCGCTGCACAAAGGAAAGCGTCGGTGGTGTCGTCGTGTAGTCCCATTGCTGGATCGCACCCGGAGCCCACCCCAGCGCCTGTTTCAGCACGGTCTCATACGTCGCATTGTTCATGCGCTGTGGGATCGGGTTTGCAGAAAAGCCATCGCCCAGCAGGTCACCCATCTGCATCACGCCACCGCCAAAGTACGTGTTGCATGCCGCGATGATCGCCGGGATCTCATCCGAGATCGGACGCTTCACCCAGCCTGCTCCAGGGCTGATGCTCGCAAACAAAGCCACCAGCGCAGAGTCCTGCGTCCCGCCCGTCCCGGCCACCCACCACGGCTGCTCATACGTCCCCTGGCTCAGGTACCACCACGGATCTGCAAACCTCACGACAATATTTGCACTGTAGCCGTTTTCATCATGTTCAGGATCCAGCGCCACGCCCTTGAATTTCGTCACGCCGTCCAGCTTCAGCGTGATCACATCCTCAAACGCCCACGGCAGCTCTGCCAGCATGTTGCCCGGGATCTGCGCCGTGAACATGCCCGCTGTCAGTGACTGCTCAGAGATCACACAATGACTCATCCCCCACCCTCTCAGAGTGCGGGTGTCATCTTCAAAGGTGAGCGTCCATTCAGCCATTGTGGTATCAATTCAGGAGGCTTCAATTTTGCGCCGAGGTGGCAAAGAGAGTCATGACGGTCAAAGCTTGATGATCCGGCATCCCGTCACAATAGATGGCTGGATGTTGTTATGCGGGGTTCCGCTGCCGCTGGATTGAGTTGAATCTGTGCTGGCCCCCGCGCTAATCACAACGGTCGTGTCCCCGGCTGAATAGCCCTTGAGGTCTGTGGTAATGGACGATGCGCCAATCGAGTATTGGTGGCTGTGAGAGTGTGTTCCATTTTCGCCCTCCGTTAGAGCGTGAGACGCTTCACCAATGGCATCTCCCAAAGTTCCAAATGCGCCACCTGAAATCTGTGGGACTGAGACGCGGCCCATGGCATTAGGCAATGTCAGCGTTTTGTTGCCCGCAAAGTCAGAGGCCGCATCGGAGCCTCTGCCGCCTGCCACCGGGCATTGAGAGTCTCCGTAGTTGTTCCACAAAAGTGCATACAAATCAGCCGTATCATCATTGGCTCGCTCCGTGGCGGAGCTGCTCGCGTTGCCGATGGTGAGGCCGTTCTTCCGCACCCATCCAGTTGGCGCAGCGTCTATTGCATAATCCATCTCCATCCCCGTCACAAAGCTAGCGCCGCCACCACCGCCAGCAGGAGCGGCCCATGAGCCATCGGCGCGCAAAAAGTTAGTCGTGCCGCCGCCGAGCTTGGGCAGCAGGCCATGCGCGGAGGTTGTGGCATTGAGCGTGGTGACGTCGGTGGGCGCGGCCAGCTCATCGAGCTTGATCTCATCTGCGCCGCCAGATTTGTGCGAGGCGGCGTGCGCTGATGGCGCAAACGTGCTCGGCTTGTTCGCAATGACGCTCCATTCAGGCGTCACATCCGCCGTCTCGATGTAGCTCGCTTCGGTCGTCTTGCCGCCGCTGCCTTTGTAGATCCAGCGCCGCCCATCGGTCGTCGTCACAATGGCACCGCCTGTCACCGTCGCCTGCTGCGGGCTGGTGAGATCAGCAATAGCACCGCTGCTCACCACCTGCACGCCGCTGTAAAGCAGAGGGATACGCGCCACGTCGATGGTGCCTGTTGTCAGCGCCTCCGCGTTGAGGTTGGTCAATGCGCTGCCATTGAGCGCGGGCAGCGTACTGGGGAAGCGTGCATCGGGGAGCGTGCCGCTGGTGAGATCCGCCGCGCTGTGACTGTGCGCCACGGCAGCGTACACCAGATCTGCCTTGGCCTTGATGGCCAGCCAGAGATTGGCCCATGTGATTTTCTTCGTCGCATTGCTCGCCGCGCTGTCGGAGATCGGCAGCTCATCCGCGTCCACCAGCGTCGTCTTGGCGGTCGCCGCATGCGTCTGAGTTCCCAGCAATGAGCCGATCAATGAATTGAAAGCGGCGGCAGTCAGTTGCCTCACACCGCCTGCGATGTTCACAAACCAGTTCGTGGGTGTGGTGGTGGTCGTGGCCTGGTCTTGCAGTTTCTTGCTCATAAAAAAAGGGGTTCAGTAAGTGAATTCTTCGTCGTCTTCGCCATCGGTGAAAATCTCGCCGTCGCTGTCCAGCACCAGCTCCTCAGCGGTCGGGCGCACTGCGGTCAGAGAAAAAGTAAAGCGGTTGCTCACACCAGTGCGGTCAGTGGAGATGCGGTTGATCCATGCCTGCGCGTATGTGACGCGCACACCGGCATGGTATTCCTTGAGCACACCGCCCTTGGGGCATTGCGCTTGGATCAAGCGCGACTGCATCAGCGCATCTTCCAGGCTGGCACATGCCGGGAATGCCACGGCATAACTCAAGGAGACGCTGCGCACCGCATGCTCAGGAAAGGCCGTGGGTGCATCATCGCGGCTCAGCGTCGCCACCTGCGTCTGCTGTTGCATGTCCACGCTCTCATCACCCAGCACTTGCAGCGTGCGGTCATCGCCGTTGGCGATCGCAAAGTCAGTGCCTCCATCATGCAGATCAATCGTCATTGCTGGGAAGTCCTCAGTTTGGCGTTCAACGTTGCCACGGCCTGCTTAAGGGAGGCGATCTGTTTGTCTTGATTGCCGAAGCGCTGGGTGATGATCGGTGTCAGCGCCTGCACGAGCTGAACCACCTGCTGCAGTTCCTTCGCTGTGGCACCGCCCTGGCGCAGCTGCTGCACCGCCTTGGCCAGCTCACTGCCTGCCGGTCCTAGACTCTTCGCCAAGTTATCAAGCGGCGCGGTGATCTGGCTCGCATCGACCACACCTTCAGGCCCGCCCTTGGTGGCGTTCTTCGCACGCTGCCGCTGCTCCAGCTCCAGCGCACGGCGCTGCTCCTCGGTGGCATCATCCGGCAGCTTTGCACGCTCGGCTCTCCGCCGCAGATCCTCCGCCTTCTTCGGGTCGCCTTTCAGCTCCGCTTCCTTGGCATCGTTCTCCAGTTTCCGCGCCTGCTCTTCAAGCTGCTGTTTGCGCTGCTTGGCAGCTTCTTCCTGATCAGCGATCACCTTCTGAGCACCAGCCTTGGCGAAGTCTTCAATCGCTTTAAGTGCAGCAGCTTCAGCCTGCTCAGTTTTCAATCTGATCTGACGTTGACTCTCCGCCTGCTCTTCAAGAATTTTAGCTTTTGCTTCAGTCGCTGTGATGACCGCCTTCTGCGCGGTTTCAAGCTGTGCATCGAGCTGCTCTTGTTTGAGCTTGGCCTGCTCTGCCAGTTTAGCCAGGCTCACAAGTTGGTCAGCATTGGCTGCTTCTGCATCTGCGGCTTTCTGGGCTTCTGCAGCAAGCTGGTCAAACTTTAAACCCTTGCCTGATTCGAGCGCGGCCTTGTCTCCGGATGTTGCCGTGTTCTTGATGTCGCGTTCCTTAATTGCCGCGTCGATCTTTGCCTGCAACTGGCTGCGCTCGTAATTCCTAGAAGCTATGTCATCACCTTCAGAATAGGGAGTTTCGCTGAAACGCTTCTCCATCGACCGCTTTTGATCCTGAAGCTGTTTGAGCTGCTCACTTGCAGCCTCGGCTTCTTTAATCCGCCTGGCCTGATCGCTCTGATCTCCGTACTGATCTACGAAAGCCTTCCGTCCCGTGTTTGCTTCCCCAACCTTGCCTTCAGCTTCATCTTTGACACGGGAGACATTGTCGAACTGCTTTTTGAGCATCTCGTCATGAGCGCGCTGCGCATCGAGATTACGCTTGGCCAGTTCAACGTCGCTGGCATCATTCATCGCAGCTTTGTGGCTCTCGAATTTCGTATTGATCGCCTTGCGCTCTTCTTCAGAGCCAGCGCCTGCCAGTGCCGTCTGGCGGTCAATTTCCAGCTTATGATTGGCGATCTTGGTTTGCACCGCAGCCAGCTCATTGTGGTAGCCAATGATCTTCTGAATTTCAGATGCCGTCTGCTGCCATCCTTTGGTGGCCTTGTCGACTTCGGCGGTGTAGGCGCTCAAGTCTTTCTTGAACGCCTCATTAGAGGCTTCGCTGGCCCTCTTCAAGGCCTCATTCATGGAGTTGATGGAGTCCTTGACTGCATCAGTTTTCTCCTTGGCATCCTTGGCTCCGCCAAACTTGTCCCACAGAAGATTCACCGCCACGGCCGCAATACCGATCACACCGGCCAGACCCGCGCCCAACCCCAAAGCAGCCGCGAGTTGCGGGATCTGGTTCATGATGCCGCGCAGTCCGTACTGCATGTCATCCGCAAACTGAGCCCCGACCAGCAGCGCACTGCCGATATCGCGACGCGTGCCCTGCATCGCGGCACCGAGCTGCTTCGTGTTCTCCGTGGCCTCGCGTGCCACACGCTCATTCTTGAGCCGCACCATGATCTCCTGTTCCAGCTTCTCGGTATTCGCTTGGAGCCTGCGGCCTTCAGCCTCCATGTACAGCTGATCTTCCTGACGGCGGCGGCGCTGGTTGGCCGCCTCTTCTTCCTTCACGTCCTTCTCGTGAAGGGCCATCTCAAAGTTGGTTTTGAGCTGTGCAATGCGCTTGGCCTCCGCAGCAGCGGCCGCTTGCAGATTCTGCTCCAGCTTCGCAATCTTCTGCGCCACTTCATCACCGCTCGCGCCGGTCTCCTGCAGCACGGCATTGAGCCGGTCAAACTCATCCGTGACGTGGGTGATGAACTTGCTGTCAACGCCCTCACCTTTGAGAGCGTTGGCCACGCCTTGCTTCAGATCTTCAAACAGCTCATCATACTGACTGCGCGCCGCGCTGGTGTCAGCGGTGCTGCGCAGGTTGATCTCAATGTTGGTGGTGCTGTCTCCCATGGCTTACTGCTCCGCTTCGTAATCGGTGGCCTCGCGCATCGCCCGCAGCTTCTCCGTCAGCACATCGCGCAGACTTTGAATGAAGGCGTACTGATCATTCACATCCAGCGTCACCTGGTGGGACTCCACCATGTCGATGGATTCATGATACGCGCGTTTGGCAGAGGAGGTCATGGCAGCACACCCGGGTTCAGGTTCAGGCCTCCGGCTCTTCCGTGCCGATGAAGAGCATCTCATCACGCACCCCGGCCGTGATGCTTTTCGTGCTGACCAGGTTGAGCTTGCCCGTCGTGCGTTTGTTGCTGTCAAACTCAAACGGATCCGCCTTGCTCGGCGCCATGTTGCGCGCAGCGATGTAGATGCCCGTTCCCGTGGCGATGAAGTCGCTGGCCACCGATGATTTGCGGCCGCCCAGGGCCACTCCCATGCCCAGCCGTGCCATCACCGCCGCACGCGTGATATTCATGGCCTCAAAGCTCACTTCAAGATCGTAGCCTTTGAGCGTCACATCCACCAGCCCTTTGCCCATCACCTTGTCTTCATTGAAGCTGGATTTCGTTTTGAGGCTCCACCCCGTTTCACTGAGGTCGATGCTGTCAAACGGTGAAGCTCCCCAGGTGGTCACCCATGCCGGTGTGATGCAGGCTGTCTGATCAAACCCAGAAGCGCCCGGATACGAAACGCTCGTCTCATTCACAAAGCTGGCCAGCGCATTGGGATCTCCGCCGATCGGCAGGATGCCCCAAAACTCCACCGCATCAAAAACCGTCTTCTTGATGTCGCCACGGATCCCCGGTTCCGCATACACCGCCACGCAGCTCAGACGCACGCGTTTGCCGCTCGTGGTGTGGATGTCCATCGTCTTGTCTGTGGCGCCATAGATGCTGGCACCCAGAGCCAGCGCCTGGTGCGGAAACAAAGCCGCCACAGCCCCCACGCTGAACTCCTGCGGAATGAACTTCAGCTTGGCCAGCCGCCCCACGGGGATTTCATCCAGGTCACCAAACATCATGCTTGGCAGCTTCACAGTTTCTTCCATCAGCTCCAATGAGATGGAGGCTTCAGCAAAGAACGTTGCAGGTGTGCCGGCTGCGTCATAGACCAGATGGCCGGTTTCACGTTTGATCAGGTTGCGGTCGCTCATAGAGGAGGGGTGGTGTTCGGATTAGGGTGGGTGGGTTTGGAAAATCAGGAGACCGTGATGCGGGCGGAGATGTCATCGCTCGCCTGCAGGTCATCGGCTTCAGAAGCAGCGCGCAGCTCATGCACACCCGGCTCCAGGGTGATCGGCTCGGCATACTCAAGCGCGTCTTCATTGCCGCTGCCCGGATAGCTGCCGTCCAAAGTGTAGTAGATGCTTGAGGCGGCGGTGCTGCAGGTCAGCGTCAGCGTTCCGTCACTCTGTGCCGGCACGGGCACGGAGCACTTGGCACGAGCGGCCGCTCTCACGGTCACCTCTCCGTTGATCTCATGTACCAGAAAGCCCGGCAGTGAAATTTCTTCGATGGCCTTCGCCGGATCACAGCGCAGCGGATTGCCACCACGGAAGGCCCGCGTCTGCATCAGCTGCGCCACATGCAGCGCCAGCCGTGAGGAAGCAATGCCGGTGCCTCCGGTGCTCTCGTTGAACATCTGGTTCTCCACCACGCGCAGCTTCCATTTCAGCCGCAGTGGCAGGCTCATGTTTTGCGCGCTCTCCAGCGCCACGTCAGGCAGCATCACAATGATGGCCGCACCTGTCTTACCATTGCGTGATGTGATCCCGCTGAGCACTTCATTGAGCTTGTCATCGATCGCCACCGTGGCACCCACCACAGGGTTGCCCTCTTCATCCTTCGCCAGCGGTGTGCGGCGCCGGAAGACAGACACGCCCGATATCTCAGCATCACCCAGCAGGGCAAAGTACTGATCATCTTGCAGTTCTTGGATGAAGTCGTCGATCACGGCTTGCAAGGAAGCATCCTCACGCCGCTCCACACCGCGCCAGATCAGCCAGTTAAGACTCAGCCAGCCGCTTGGTCATCAGCTCAAGATGGTCATCCGCCGTCTGCTCGACGCTCTTGAAGAAGTCCTCTTCACCCGGCAGTAATCCCCGATCCTGCGGCAGCACCACGCTGCGCTTGAGCATGAAGAGAAACTTCATCGTTTTCCCTTCACGCCGCGCCAGAAAGGCCGGCCCCGCGCCGCCCTTGCTCTTGTACACAAACAGATCCCCGAACTCACCCGCCCGCTTGCCATAGCTCTCTGCGGCTACGGGGATGGTCAGCATCTTCGCATTCACCGCCGACACCGTCACCGGATTGAAGGTGCGCTTGAAGATGTCTCCAGAGACGCTTAACAGCACCCGCCCTGGTGCGCCGATCGCTTCCACGCTCGCCGCTTTGTTGAGCAGGTACTGCGTCGGCGTCGCACCCAGCCTGGTGGCCGTCTTGTGCCTTGTTTGTGCCGCTGTGGAAATATGCTTGCGCGTCAGCTCCTCGATGTTGGCTGCCACCGCATCGGCAAACTCCAGCTTCTCAGGAAACTTCATTTCCTTCTCCAGCAGACTCAGCTTCGTGTCGCCTTTGAATTCGAGGGTGATCTCAAGTCCGGGCATGATCAGTATCCTCGTTTGGCGGTGATCGCGTTGAACTTCTCACGCAGCTTGAGCAGCCGCTGCAGCCGTTCTGGATCTGGCGCGCTCGTGGTCGGAGCCTTGCGGATCCCATTCTTCAAAGTGTCGCTCAGCGCACTGCCCAAAGTCTTGGCATACGTGCGCACCGCCGTGGCTGGATCCGCAGCAGCCGCGGCGGGTATCTCTTCCTGGTTGAGGCCCCAAGTCGCGCTCTCACGAAATCCCACAAAGCGCCAGCCCATGCCGCTGTTGAACGCGAAGGGCGGATAGTCGACGTTCAGCGCATCGGCAAACAACGCACTGCTCCCAAGCGCAGGCCAGATGGGGGATGTCTGCAGTGCGATCATTCGCCCCTGTGCAAAGGCCTCTTTGGAGACTCCCACCCAGTCGACGTTATCAGCCGCGATCTTCCAGCGTGCCAGCCAGTCGCGCTGCCAGTCGATCTGGCGCGCATCCTTGAGCCTCACAAGTTCGATCGCTGGAAAAACCTGCTGCCGTTGCAGGTTGCGCAGCTTCATGCCCAGCCCCCGGGCCAGGGCGGCCTGTGTCTCAAAGATCAGGTTGAGCCGCTTGCCACTGCTCAGATCGCGCAAAGAGCCGGCTGTCGCGGGTGGGACGCCAAGCTCCACATCACCTGGGAAACCGCTTTCAGGATCATAGCCATGCTTCGCCAGAATCTGCCGCGCCTCGATGCGAAGCTTGGCCAGGTCATTGTTCATGCCCTCGCCCTGCACATGCCGCTCCACCAGTTTTTTGACTTCATCCAGCGCCTGCAGGTTCGTCCACCGCGCCGCAAAGAACACACGCTCCTTCATCCGCAGCGTCATCTCCTGCAGTTCAGCACTGCTAAGCGCTGTCGGCAGCAACCCGCGCTCCTGCGCCAGCTTGAGCGCTTGAAACAAGGGTTCTGTGGTGGAGATCTTCATGCTTCCGGTTCTGTGTATTGTAGTCCCGTCTTTAGACGGTTCTGGGGTCCGGTGCCTGCCGCTTTTTGCGCCTTCTTGCGGCCGCTCAAATCTTCCACCGCCCGCACATGCTGATGATCGAGATGCAGCACCGTGACGAGGCACACACCGGCAAACAGAAACACATGGCGGCCATAGATGCGCACGTTGTTGGCATTGCGCTCAGAAAGGTAGATGCCGTCCACGTAGCGCTTCAGCGCACCCTTGGTGTCCGCGTGCCTGATCCCCTCATTCAGGGCCAGCGTGGCCATGCGCTGCGCGGCATCGTGCTTCCAGCCGCAGCGTTCCTTGCAGCGCTCAAACGCATGATCCGTGATGATGGCGTCCATGGCGTCATTTTTCGTTCAGAGCATTCACGAAACCGTTGAAGCGATCGCACAGGCCTTGCCGCGTCTGTTTGCTGCCTGCTTTGAAGAGCAGCTCCGCCACATCCTTGGGCTGCGCATCATACGAGACTTCAATCAGGCACTGCTTCCCCTGGGACTCAAAGATCCATGATCCTTCGCGGCTCAGGTCCGACGCATCGAACAGGCGCAGACCGAGGGTTTCACAGAGGGCTCTGATTTCAGGTTTCATCACGGGCTTGGTTTAAAGGCCGGCAAACGACTGCACCGGCCGCGCTTCATGCGCCACTTCGATGCCCGGCCCTGCGGCCTGCTCATTGTCCGGCGCCGCCGTCACCGGTGGCACGAGCTGGATCTTGCCACCTGACAGCGCTGTGAGCTCCGCATTGGCATTCTCCCAGGCCTTCACCCGCAGCTCATCCAGCAATGACTTCATCCCTGGCAGCTTGGTGATGAAGCCGTACACCCAGAGCGCAAAGAACGAATCCTGCATCTCATCCGGGATCGTCCCGGCTTCCCCCAGGGGCACGTGCATCGGCACACGGCCCCGGATCTTCGTCACCTGCGTGTCGATCACTTCCTGCCCAATCGTGTCCGCATCTTCCCCCTGCTGCCTGGCAGCACTGGAAAGCGCCGGCCATTCCTTGGGAATGCGCCGCTTGCAGCTGTCGAGAGTGGGAGTGATCCAGGCCATGATTCAAGAAGGGAGCGCGGGCACTCTGCCCGCTGATTGGAGGCTCGGCGGTTACTTGCTTTCAGCAGCCGGCTGCGGATCCGCCGCCTTGAGCAGCTCGCGCACATCCTTGATGCTGCCACACTCACCGATCTTCTTGAGGAGATCTTGAGCGGCTTTTAAATCAGCCTGGTAGGATGGAACAGACTCGGCTGTTGGCAGTTGCAAGTTCAGCACATCGCTGAGGTCAAGACTTGGAAATTGAGCAAGAACAGACTGCACGACTTTATCCAGCTCACCCTTGGCAAGACTAGCACGCTCGATGTGGGTGATCACCACCGCCGCGGCACTGCGCACCGTATTCTTCGCAGCATTCTCCGGTGGATTAAGTTTGTCCTGCTCGATCTGCGCAAGTATGACGGATGCCACCACCTGCTCATCTTTCAGCACGCTCATCTTGGCGGCAAAGATTTCAGAGTGGCTTTTCTTGAGTTCGTCGATGGTTTCTTTGTTGATCATGGCGGTGGTGGGTGGGTGTGGCGTTGATGTGGCTTTCGCTCAAGACTGCGCACTCCGCTTTCACGGAGTGCGCAGGGTTTGAACGCTTAGCTCAAAGCTTAGCTGAACGTGACAGCGCGTTTGCGGATGCCGACACTGCGCGTGATCTTGTTCACGGCGTAGGCGTCCACGGTGATCTTCACGCGGTGCGTGCCCACCGTGATCCACACGCGGGTTGCGCCGCCTGCGGCCACATACGTCATGCGCTTGATGTTGCTGCTGTCCTTGAGGGACAGGCCCGGACGCGCATCATAGGTGTAGAGCGTGTTGTCGAGCAGCGCGGTGTTTGCGGTGCTGCTGCTGCGGTAAAGCGTGCGCAGGTTGATGACATCATCCACCTGATACACATCGCGCAGCTGGTCGGGGGTCAGGATCGCATGCTCACCGCCGTTCGTGCGGCTTTCCTTGCGGTAGCTGCGGCGGCGCTTCATGAAGCTGCCACGGCCAAAGACGACGATGTTGTTGTCGACACCAGAAGCGCGGCCACCGGCATCGACCATGTCATCCACGTCGCTGTCAGGATCCGCACCAGAAGCACCCCAGTTCATGCCGGTGTCGGCACTGGCGGCGGCGTCAATGAGCGCGAGCGCATCAGCAATCTGGCTGCGCAGAATGATGTTGCGCAGGCGCTGAACTTCGAGCTGCTGCATCTGCGGAAGTGCGCCGCCCTGGTCAAGGTCCAGATAGGATACCAGACCAATGTTGTTGCAGCGACCTTCAGCTTCAGAGCCGGTGATCTTGAGTTCTGGGAACTCGCCATGCACAGGGCGCGTGATGTTGGCCAGCGTGCGCTTCTGGAATTCCTCGGACTCGGTTTCGAGGCCGTAGGTGAAGCGGATGGCACCCACAGGTGTGGGCGGGGCGATGCGGTCAAGCAGCGCCTGCAGGTTCTCAGAGTCGGAGACGCCGGCCGCGTATTGTGACAGCGCCTGGCTCAGGCCCATCGGTGTGGCGCTGAGATTGCCATCATTGGCGGCGGTGAACTCGTTGCCGCTTTTCCAGGCGGCCTCGATGTCGCCATCATTGGCGGCGTAGGTTTCACCGGACTTGGAGGCATCCATGCCCGGGTCTTTGGTGAAGCTGCGTTCATTGACGGCCATCGGGCCGCTGGAGAAGGCGCGCTGTGCATACATGGATGCGAGCACGATGAAGGAGAGATTGAATTTCATGAGGATGGAGAAGAAGGATTCGTGATTGAGGGCAGGCAGTCGGGGCGTGGGGTCAGCTTGCTAATTCAGAGATCCGTGAGGGTTTAGGAAAAGGCGGATCAAGCACCAAGGACGATGACGATCGCACCATCCAGCATCGCAGCCTGCGTGGTCGCGAGGTTGGCGGCGTTGGCGACCACGTTGACTTTCCTTGGCACGATGCTCTCGACCTCGACCACATCACCATCAGCGCCAGCCGCAGTGAGCAGGCGTCCCACATGATAGTAGGATCCCGCCGTGAGCGTGGTGGCGTCTTGGATCTTGCCATTCGCCGCCGTGTAAACATTCGCGCCAATGGCGATGGCTGCGGATGCCACCATTTTGACCGTCTGCTCTTTGCCAAGCAGAATGACTTTTTGGTATGCGCCCGTGGCGGATTCAATGTTGTCCACCGTTCCCAGAGGTGCGTTGGCAGCGCCGCAGAGAGCCACCGTTTTGCCGGGGGTGGCACCTTCTTTCCACAGGAGATGGCGCGTGGAGACAGCGGCATCATTCGTGCGGGTCAAAGACTCGCAGTGAATGTCCACAGCGGCGTCATAGGTGTTGGCAGCAAGGCAGCTGGATGAAGCTCCAAGGAGCCACTGGGAGGCGATGGCCAGAGCGCTGCAGAAGACTGCGAGCACGCCGGTGAGTTGATTGCGCATGTAGCGTTTCGATTTCATGTGTGTGTGTTTACGGTTGCGGTTTGTTTGATCCGGCGTGCGCCGGGGATTGGGAGGGGAGCGCGGGCACTCCTGCCCGCCTCATGTAGGTCAGGCAAAGAGTGTGGGATTGCGGCTGCGGGCGAGGTTCCAGGCCTTCTCCTGGTCTCCGGGCTGCGCGGCTTTGCCTTGGGTGATTTCACGCAGGCAGGCATGCACGGCCTCGGTGCGCAGGCGGTTGCCTTCGCTCTGCTCATTGGCGGCCATCACCATCTTCTTGACGCCTTTCAGCGCATCGGTTGGGCCACCGCCAAGCCCAAGCCTGGGCTTCGTCTTGGCAAGCTCCTGCAGGCGCTCATCGATCGCTTCTTCATTCGCGGCTTCGATGAGTTCGGTGCGCAGCGTTTCAGCGTTGGCATTGGTCACATGGCCGCGTTCGATCAGATCTGCCACGGCAGCGCTGACACGTGAGGTGCGTGCCGCCTTGAATCGCGCTTCCACATCGGCCTTCTCATTGGCGGCCGTGGCTTCGTTCGCGGCCATGACTTCCACCTTTTTCAAGAGCCCCTCAAGAAGCACTTCATAGCTGGCATCATTGGCCGCATCCGGCTGCGCGGCTTTCAGGCGCAGCAGATCCGCTTCCATCTGCGCCTTGCGCTCCCGGGCGTACTTGATGTCCTGCACAAAGGCGTTGATCGCCCCCAGCATCATGGCTTCGTCATCATCGGCCTTGATGAAGCCTTCTGCGATGAACGGCGCCAGCAGCTTGCTGATGTCGATGCTGCCGCCTGCGGCATCATTGGCCCCCATCACGGGCGGCACTTCAAGGTTGGGATCATTGGTCAATCCGCCGCTGTGCAATGACACCGGCCTGAACACGGGCAGTCCGCCTTTGATTTCCTGCGCACCATTGGCGGCCATGACAGGTTCCATGCGCCACTGCGGACTGTGAAACAAAAGCTGACCGTCTTCGACCTCTTCCTTGCCCAGCTTGTTGTACTTGGGGATCAGTCGCACGGTCTCATTGGCGACTTCGATCGACACAATGGATCCGCGCAGTTTGCGATCGGGATATTTCTTCGCCACCTCGGCATTGGGATGGAAGGGATGCCCGCTGAAGATCGGCGGATTCACAAACAGCCGCTTAAACTTGCTCGCCAGGCTGCCGAGATCCGCCGCCATGGAGTTGCCTGCTTCCGCGTCGATGCGCTGCAGTCCGCGCATCTGCCGGCCACCGATGGAGACATTGACCTCCTTTTCTTGGAACGGCACAATCATCACGCCTCCGGTCTCCACGCCGAAGGACTGATCATTCACGGCCATGATCTCCGGCTCTGTGGCGTCATTGGCGGCCATGAACACACGTTTGCGTGAAGGCCTCGCAATGCTGGTGAGGATGATTTGAAGGATGGAGGTGCGTTTCATAAGATCGGGTTCAGAGAATGTTCAGGCAGCACCAGCCAGGGCGCGCAGCAGCTCGGTGGCGACGCTGACCTCCAGGGCCTGCGTGCTCGCGCCCTGGTCGATGGTTTCGGTTTCCAGTTGATCGAGGTTGGCTTGCAGTGTGAGCAGTGAGCTGCGCGTGGCGTCCGCACCGTGCGCATCCACCACCGGCTTGAGGAATCGGATCAACGGCGCGCTGTCCTTGTCAGTGCCGCGCTTGAAGCTTTCCAGCTCGCTGCGCTCCAGCGCGTTCAGTGCTTCATTGGCAGCATCCGCCAGGGGAACGGGCTTAGACTTCACAGGTGCCTTGCTTGGCACCTTGTCACCTTTGCCGGCATTCGTGCGGTTGAACCGTTCCGCCACGTCATCGGGATCCAGCACGACGCCATGCTTCGTCACGTGCTCGTCAATCTTCATCTCCAGCTCCGCGTCTTCGTTCTGCGGCGGGATCAGCTTGAAGAACGCCAGCGGCTTCACTCCGGTGCCGAACTGGTCTTCAATGATGCGGCGGTCGAGCTGACGGTTGAATATACCCGTCACAAAGCGACATCCTGCTGCTGTCATCAAATCACCATCATCAGCTTGCAAACTGGCCCCTGTGCCATCCTGACGGCTCATGGTTTTAAGATCGCTGCCGAGAGAAATAGTCACCATTGCCCGCTTCATCACTTCAATGACCCAGCCAAATACTTGCTCACCATTGGCAGCAGGGTTTTCGAGGATGTTGAACTTGTCGCCCAAAGTTGTGGCGATGGTCATATCATTGGCAAAGCACCGCAGCGCCCGCACAAATTCGTCCCATTCCTTGGAGCCTGGCTTCGCGCTGGTCTCGCCATGCACCGCATTAATCCCAAAGCGCTGGCAGAAGTTGAGCGCGTCCTGCATCGGCAGGCGCTTATAGATGTAGCAGATGGAGAGTGCCTTCATCAGACACCGGTCGCTGGCGGCAATGAGCCAGTTTTCTGGGTCGGTGATTTCTTGGCCCGGCGTCGTACCTTCCACACCCGACCAGCGAATTTTACCGGTCGTATTGTCAAACAAAGCAAGATTGCAGTAACGAGCAGTGGCCGTAATGCCATCTACAGAAGGCTGCCAGATGATGCGTTGCACACTGTAACGATAGAATCGGGCCTGAATCGTGCGGCGGATCACCATCTCAATATCACCCTCGAAATTTCGATCTAAGGCATCTTCATAACCAAGATTGGAATAGAAGTGTTTTAAAACGGACTGATGGCGCTCCGCCTCTGCATGTAGTTCATCGGGCACTTCCTCACCAATCAAAACGTCCCAAGGCTGCGATGACACCTGGTCGATGTATTTGGGAACGCAAACCGAAAGAGTATCATCCCTCTCAATCATCTCATCCCAGACAAGGGCCGCCTCACGCATCATACCCCGATCAAACCCGTTCAGTATGGATGCCACCCCTGGAGGCGTCACACCCTGCAGCGGATTGAACCGCTGCTGCTTCCAGCTCAGTGCAAGGTTTTCAGTGATGGCGTCGGTGGTGCTCAAGGCCCATTCAATCGCTCACCGTTTCTGCCACCACACCGCGCCAGATCAGCCAGTTAAGACCGTCTTAATAAGGTGTTCAGAGCCCAAACCGAGCCCCGGGGAGCATCGACCCCGACCCCGGCCCGAAATGCCCCAACCGCATTCCCGGCATCACACTCCCGATATTTAAGAGGTCTGTCGGGTTTTTAAGCGGTATCTGGCGCGTTTTCGGGGGGTGGGTGGCGTCAGAGTAGCGGAATGGGGGTGTTTAAGCCTTCCTGACCGTTTGGTGCCAAGGTCAGGTTTTCCCCGATGCCCCGGCTCAAAGAATCAGGCTGCGCCCCCGGCTCCCTTCACTCTCATATTCCCGCCCGCCTTCCCAGTCTCGCGGCGTGGACTCAAAACCAAACGGACTGCTCTCACCGCCCGCCGCCCGCTCACACAAAGCCAGCGAGGTGCAGCCGTCGCTGTGGCCGTCATCGCTGCGCGGTGCCTTGTAGTTGTACTGCCCGTTGGTGATCACCTGCGACATCGAGTGCAGATCCTCACGCAGCCAGATGCTGACCGGGATCCGCCACTGCCGCCGCTCAAAGGCCAGCCGCAGCGCCGGAAAGATCTGCCGCTTCAAAGGCAGCGTGAAGGTGCACAGCTCCACCTTGCCAAACTCATGCTTCTCAGGATCCCACCGCTTGAGTTCTTTGACGAGCATGTCACCAAAGCCGATGCCCGGCCCCGTGTAGTCGACGCAGATGCGATCACACAGCCGCAGATAGGGCAGCAGCACTTCCACCTGGTCTGGCGTGCTCATGCCTTTGAGCCGTGCAATGTGTTTGACCAGGCGCAAATCCAAGCCCTTCTCGGCGATGGTCATCACCGTGGGATCACTGATGCGCCCGAAGTCGACCCCGGCCACTTTGGAAAGCTGCCGCGCTGCGAGTTCCTCGACGCTGCAAAACTCGCTGGCCTCAAAGCTCTCACAGCTCTGGATCAGCTCATAGCTCAGCAGCACCGCGCTGCCGTCCAGCCACTCGCACAGAAACTCTTGTGCCCAGCCCTCCGGATCATCCAGCGCCTTCTCTAGCACGGCCGGGTTTTGCTTCAGGCCCATGCACACCGCATGCCAGATCGTCACCAGCCGCTTGGAGTAGATGCTCTCGGCATCATTCCAAATCTTGTACGTCATCCCGTTCTTGCCGTTCGGCGTCGTGATGAGGCGGATGTTCTTTCTGCCGGCTTCTTCATTGGCCAGCGAGCCCAGCAAGGCGCGCATGGTTTCCTTCGGCTGTTCGAGGAAGTCCGCCTCCGTGATGCCCACGTTGGATGTCAGACCACGCACCGTGTGCGGCATGCCCGGCACAGCGCGGATCCGCGACCCGTTTGGCAGCGTGATCATCGAACTCTTGATCAGCGCCTCCGGGTGCTCGCGCTCTTCACGGAAGTCGGCGATCACATCGCCAAACGCCAGGACCATGTCTTTGCACTTCTCCAGCGACTCCAAAGACTGCCGCTCAGACGGCGCCGCAATCGTCCACTGCGTCTTGCGTGAGTAGCAGTCTGTGGAGGCCACCAGGGCAAGCGTGTGATCCTTGCCCGTCTGGCGGCTCCAGATGTCCATGATGAACTGATGCGTGTCGCAAAAGCTCACGAACTGGTACTGCTTCATCAGCGATCGCGGGTCATCACGCGGGAAGGGATTCACCCAGCCATTGCAGTTCTCCCCGGGTTTGATCCGCTCAAAGATCTGCTTCAGCTCCTCGATCTTCGCGCTCACCGTCGCATTCGGCCAGGCCAGCGCATCGGCCACCGCCCGCATGAGCTTCTCCCACGCCAGATCCGCGTGCTTCAAGGAAGCCTTGGGCTCCGGGTTCCCCCGCAGCCGCTCCATCGCATCACGCTGTGCTGTGGACTTGCTCATGGGTCAGACGCCAAAGCGTTCACGCATCCGCGTTGCGCGTTGTTCTTCGGTGAGTTGGGGATTGCTCAGGTCATCCTTGGTCTCAGTTTCCTTGCGCTCAAATTCGGCCACCTTCATTTCCAGCTCCTTCATTTTGCGCACCTGATCTTGCTGCTGCAGCTCCAGCTTCTTGTGCGCCACTTCCATCTTGTCCTTGTGCGCGCTCTGGCTGCTTTGCAGCTCCTGGCTGCGCTGGATCACGCCGGCAGTGGCCACGAAGGTTTTGGCATCTCCCATCTTGGAGGCACGATTCAAGAACACCGCATTAGCCACGGCAGAGATCGCTTCAGGCCCAAGCTGCAGGCCGCTGCGCTTGAGCATGTCTTCCATCTCAGCGGCATCACTCTCAGCATCCTTGATCCATTCACGCCGCCGATACCACGCCGCCCAGTCAGCCAGGGCTGTGCGGCCAATCGTGATCTGAAGTTCTTCACGCACGTACTCCAGCGTCTCTTCAAGAGTCGAGCTTTCAACCTGCTCGAAAAGCTTTTCCTGTATGTCTTCAGGCAGCAGCTTGAGCTTGGCACGTGGATTGACTTTGCGTGTGGGATCAGTGCTCATTCCTGAGACTTCCCCCTTTCCGTGAGAAACCATTCATCGCGTTCAAACTGCGCATTGAAGGTGTAATCGACAAAGCCCTTGCTCTGGTTCCACAGCAGCGCGTTGCGCACATCCACCTCGGTGGCGTCGGAGTAATCGGCCTTGATCAGACCATGCAGGCTTTTCGCCGTCCACTGGGTGTCCGGTTTGAGCTGCATGGTTTCGCGGATCACGGGCCTCAAAGGAAGGCTCCAGTCGCGGGTGGCGTTTTCGTGTTGTTGCGGTGTCATGGGCTTAGGAGGCGCTGCGTTTGGGTGGGTGCCGCATCAGGTCGGCAATGTTTTGCTGAATGCGCTGGATGGCGCCGTCATGGCGGTAGTCGGCAGTCTGCAGCGCGGTGATCTCCGCGCCCTGCTTGGCGTTGTCGACCATCGCCGCGGTGATGTTCTCGCCCAGTCGGGCCACGTTGGTGCCCAGCACGCGCATCTGATCGTTCACGTCGGAGGTGATCGCCGCCACGCGGTTCTCTCCGGACCTTTGCGCCTCGCGAAACTGCGCGGTGATTTCCTCGCGCATCGCATTGACGGTTTTCGTCAGTTCGTCCAGGTCGGTTTGCTCCGCATGCCGCACCGGGTGCGTGCTCTCAATCGTCCCGCTGATCTCCGCCTTTTTCGTCTGGCGCTTGTCCCACACGTTGAAGATCGTGTTGAACACCTGGATGCCGATCATGATGAAGAAGCACGACAGGATGATGTACCACTGCGTGAAGTCCGCAGGCACCTTGGAGATATCGGGGAGTGAACCAGCGAGCATCATGGAATCAAAGGCGGAGCAAAGGTGTTTTGACGCGGGGAAAGAAAGGCACGGTAGCGCTGCGCTTCATCGTCACTGATGACCGTCGTGCCCAGATCCGGCGCCATCACATCGCTTTCACGGTCGGAGTGCGGCAGGCCCAGCGCGTGGCCCATCTCATGCAGCAGCGCGGCATGCGCATCCGCATCACCGATCCCCATGAACCTCTGCCACCAGCTGATGCGCCATTTCACATCATCCGCCAGAGTGATGATGTGCAGAGTTGTCGTGCTCTTGGCATCCAAACGCGTTTCATGCTTCTCATGCTGCGCCACACGGTCTGGATTCTGGCGACGATCCACCACTCCCCATTTGATCACTACATTCGCCAGCCGCAAAGGCACCGGCGCCAGCATCACCAGAGCCGGACTCTGCATCGTCTTGCCCAGCGCAGTCATCCACTGCATGCCTGCTTTGCTGGCCAGCGGCAGCAGTTCCTTGGGAGCGTGATAGTAGAGCGTGATCATGAGCGCATGTATTCGAGTTCAAGTCCCCACCAGCTGAACTGCAGCGTGAACACCCAGCCGTGCACACGCCCGCAGCGCTCATCCTCACAGACAATCGCGCCAAGACTGATTGCGATCGCAAACAGGTTTGGCGAGTAGAAGGGGCGCAGAGAGAGCATGATGAGAAGAGTTAGAGATCAGGCGCACGACGCACACCGAGGAGGTTCATCAAGGAAAGAGAAGCGATGCAGACCTTGTCGCTCTGGTTGCCCCCAAGGCAGTTCACGTTCTTCGGGCCGCAGTTGGTGAAGTCCGCGAACAGCGTCACGTGGTAACCACCAGCGCGTTTGAAGATCAGCGTGTCTCCCTGTTCCCACGTCTTGGGTTTGTTGGGGTCGATGGCCTTGCCCCACTTGATCCAGTTCGCAGCGCGATAGCACGCAGCAGGCGTGCCAGTCATCGTCTCCGTGCCGAGGTGGCCCCGGAAGCAGCCGCACCACGCCACCTTGGAATCATCATTGCCCACATCATCCCCCAGCCATGACGCGGCTTCTTTGATCCATCCTTGGATGATCTTGTTGCTCTTCGGCCCGGGTACTTCACAGATGCCGCGATACTTGAGCGCGGCCTGATAGATGCGTTGATTCGCTGTCATAAGATCGGATTCAGTTCAGTCATTCCTTTGCGCCTTCATTCCCTTGCCAAAAATAAGCGCTCACTTCACCACCCCAGTGCTCAGCATGAACGCCACGCGCTCGCCATACAGCGGGATCCTCTCAGCCAGCTGCATGCAGCCCGGGCCGTCTTCGTATTGTAGTACCGGCTTCAGCCGGTTCTGGCGCGGCTCCACAGCGGCGGTTGGCAGCACCTTAACCGACAGCACCTTCACCGGATTCTTCGGCAGTGTGAAGCGCTTGCCCGTGAGCTGCTCATACTTCGCTTGAGCGGCTTCAATGACATCGGTGAAGGCGGAGATCTGCGAGCCTCGCAGGATTTCCTTCACAGGATCGGCACTGATGCCTTCGGCCTTAAGCGTGGACACTTTGGCAGAGGCTTGCAGAATGATCTGCTCAAGCCCGACCTTCTGAGTAGTCTCAATGACCGCCTTGCCCAGCTGATCCGCCGTGGCGATGAGAGCGCGGCCAAAGGGTGAAGCGATCAACGCCGAGCTTGTGGCACACGAACTCAGCGAGAGCATGCACAGGCACCCCATCAGCAACGGCATCTTCGTGGGAACGTTCGTGCCCTTCAAGGTGGCAAGAATCGCCTCCACCACACTGAGCCCGTTCTTGCGGGCGGTCAGGAAGCGAAACACAGCGGCGATCACCACCAGGGCCAGCGCCCCATAACCCGCATAGGCCGGTGGCAGCGCGTTGGTAATGGCCTGCTGAATCGCAGGATCAATGTCCTGCGCAAAAACACAGGGAGCGGCAAACAGGAGAGCAAGAGCGAGGAGGCAGAGCAGTTTCATGAGCAGCGTGAGTGAAGGTGAAGATCCAACAAGCACCGGCGCCGGAGGGTAGAGCCGCACCTCATCACCAAGCCCTTGGAATGAAGTGCAGCCCCGCTGACCCCAGCGCCCCGGTGCCAACGCTTCATCTTCCCATCCCACACCCCAACCGCACCGCGCCAGATCAGCCAGTTAAGGCTTGGGGATTCCTCAAATTGGCAACGTTGCCAATTTGTGGGGCCCCACATTTCCAACGTTGGAAATTTGAACACAAAAAAGCCGCGCACGGATGCGCGGCTCTTGAAGGCGTTTGATTTAATCTACCTCTCAGCCTTAGGCTTCGACAGCCATTCATAAGCCGCTTCAGGAGTCATGGCGTAAACCGAAGGGTGAAAAGGATCATCAATCATGCATGGGTAAACCTTGATCAAGCCTTTCTCATCATCAGGCTTGTTGTCTCCGAGTCCCAGAATATAGGCCTTCACCGGTGTCTTGGACTCCACGTCTTTGAACATGTATTCACCGCTAAAATTTCGCTTGTTCGTCTTCACCTGGGTCATCCTATTGATTTCGCAGAGAGTGGATCCAGCGCGTTCAATGCCATAAACGACGATGCGAATATTGACGGGCGACTTGGCAATGGCTGCGATGTCATCAGCCCGCTTTTTCTCAGCCGCTTTGGTAGGCGTTGAAACTTCCGGGGAGTCCGCTGCAAAAGGATTGAAGCCGCAGGCCTTCTGAATCTCCACCGGCATGTCAGCCAGCTTCAAGGTCTCCATCCCCTTGGTATGCGTGAAGAAGACATCATAGTTCGTAAATCGAATGATCTGCACCTCTTTGTAAAGCTCACCCGTGTGCGTGGCGATGAACACGTACCGCCCGGGCACATTGCCCAATTGTTTGGCCTCAGGCTTTGGGACGTAAGTCTGCGCGCGTACGTTATGTGCTGCTGCGATGATGAAGAGGATAAGCAGTGTTTTCATGGTTCGAATTTAAGACATCTCTTTGCGCACGGTGGACAGCACTGGATAGATCCAGTGAAATTCATTCAAGCTGTACTCCACCGATGGGTACAGCTCGTTGTAGGGAATGAGCTTCACACGCTCCGCTTCCATCGGCACAAAGCGCCGCAGCACCACACCGTCATTCTTCAGCTTGGCCACAACGAGGCATCCATTGCGCGGAGACTGATCGGGATCCACCGCGACGATGTCGCCCGGCTCGCAGCGCGGCCGCATGCTGTCGCCTTCGACCATAAGCCCAAATGCACGCGTACTTTTTGTCACGATGGGAATCTGCTCCTGCCAGTGCGATGGAATCTCCTCATAGGACGAAGCGACACCGGCATGCGCCCATGAGATGACGGGCATCCAGTAAATCGGCAGCGCTCCTGGAGGCACAGGACTCTGGCCTTGCATCACAGGAGGTGATTCCTCAACTCTCGAACTCCCCCACTCTAAACGCCTCTTGCCTTCACCGTTCATCAACCAATGAACGTTCAAGTTTAGAACCTCAGCGATACGCTTCACATTGTTCGCATCAGGCTGCACGTTCTTCAGCCACCGACTCAGCACCGTGGGATGAACCCCCACCAGTTCAGCGATTTTCGATTTGCTACGCAAGTCTTCCTCAACGGCTTGCTTCAGCCGTTGATTAAAATCGCCTTCGGAGTGGAATTTATCTTGCAAGAATGAACTTCTAAGTTTAGAAGGTTCAATATGCCCGCAATTAATACCGCCCGCAAATTGAAAGAGCCTAGCCCATCCCGACCTTTCGGATCGGTTACACGTTTCCCAGGCTCCTGCGTTTTCGCCAGAGAGCATGGCTGTCATCCATCCCACGTCTTCCGCGTCCTCACTGGCGAGCGTGAGAGCATCACCATGGTCAACGCCTATGCCGCCTTCCTGAAGGAGCGCAACGTCGCCTGGCCCGCCGCCGCCAAGGTCAAGCCCACGCTGAACACATCGGTTCAAGCCAGCAAAAAGAAAGCCGCCTGATCATGAACACCCGTTACCCATCCGTGCCGCAGATCATTGGCGCACGCCCTCAGTTTAAATACAGCGCCCCATGGTCGGACTGCCGCATCATCCATGAGCATGACTGCATGGGCACCCGCCTGCTCATCGTCGGAGATCCGGACTGCGGCTGCTACGAATGGGTCATCATCATCTCCGGCAAAGTCGAGTCTCATTCCAATGACGGCTACGGCATCAGTGAAGTAGCACTTCGTGATGGTCTCATCAGCGCCTTCAAAGACTGCTTCGGCCCGCCTGTCAATTCCAGCTCACCGGTGGCTTCGCTTCCTGCCACATCTAACGGCCCTGAACATACCAGCCGATCACCAGCAGCTGATGAATCGCCATGGTACTATTTTTCAAAGGAGGAGGGGATTGCGATGCTTGTGCACGTAGTCGCGCAATCGCATCAGCAGCACGCAGCCTGGCAAGCAGCCAGGGCCGCAGCTCTGCGGGAGGGCACAGCTCTGCCAGCGGATGTTCCGCCAGACGTGAGCACCATTCGTCAACGGCTGCGTCAACTGCTGGTGAAGATCGGCTTCCCAATGGCGCAGGCAGAAGGCCCCACGCCTCCCGGTGCATCTGAGTCACCACCCCCAGCAGCTGCGCCATGTCTTCCCATGAGTTCATCCGCTCAGCCTAGCCAGCCGCTCTCTCCCGACAAGTCCGCCGCCTGATTTCCCGCAAACGCCGGTAGCCCGGTAAACCACACACCAAGCCCAAACACATGCTCACACTCAAACACAAACGCAGCATCAACCTGCCACCTGCAGCGATCACCCGCGCCCGTCTTCAAACCGCTGCCGAAACGGCACGCACCATGAAGCCGGCCACGGTCTTCCTGCAGGATGACACCGAATGCCGCGCCCTCCGCGCCCGCGTGCTTCAGCTCGAAGCTGAATCCACCCAGGCACGGCAGCAAGCCGCAGCCGCACAGCAGCTGCTTCACACTCAGGCCTCACAGGCCTGGCTGGAAGCAGAAGCACGGCTGCAGCGCGAAGCGATGGAACGCCGCGTGCAGCGCCAGCATCACCGCGAGCACTCCCGTGTCTGCGACAACACGCTGCCAGATCTGGCGCCGCAAGTCGTCGCCACCACGGATGCCGTGCATCTCGCGCTGCCGCTGAACCCACGCACCGCCATCCCCATGGACCTGCCAGTCCTGACCCTGCTCAAGAACTGGCTCTTCCGCAGACGCTGAGCCCGCCGCGCACGTGGGATAACCACCCACCTCCGCCGCCTGCTCTCCTCACACCACCGCTCCTCATCACCACCGCCCAAGCCCGCCCCTGATGTCCTCTCCCTCCGCAGATCTTGACCCGCGCATCACCCGCTTCTCGCGGGATGCCTCGGAGTCCATGAGCGCGGAGCACGCAGCCTCCATCCTCAACATCGGCCGGGATGCCATGTACGACCTCTGCCACAACGGCGTCATCACCGCCACCGCCCTGCGCACCGCCAAGCAGGGCCTGTATAAAAACACGCGCTGGAGCATCACCCCCGCCGCGCTGCTTCGCTACATCATCCACAGCACCACGGGAGACCGCAGTATCACG